CTGAACTTTTTAAATGTAAAAGGTTATCAGGGTCTGTTTCACCTATACCAACACGACCTGAAGCATTAATACGCATTCTTTCAGAATTATCAACTTTAAAATTAATTACTGAATCTGAATCATCATCTCCTGCATCACAGCTAATAATTAAGTCTCCACCTGCACCATCAATTTCTGCGTAAGCAGATGGGCTTGAATCTTCTAATCTGATAACAGGATTAGCACTTTTTATATGAAGCAATTTTGCTGGACTTGAAGTTCCTATGCCAACCCCTGCAGAATCAATATGCATTCTTTCTGTAGCAGCAGTATAAAATTCAAAGTTATCATCTGAATGGTTGTATCTAATAATACCTCTATAAGCAGCATCGCCACTTGTGCCATCTGCGAAGAATATATTAGTATCGTCTGTAGTTCCTGCTGCAATAGTAATTCCTGTATTACCGCTTCCTGCTACAACTAAATTATCTCCATTAGAATTATAGCTAGAAGGACTTGAAGTTCCGATACCAAATAGTCCTGAAGCATCAATTCTTGCTCTTTCTGTATCGTTAGTACCTAAAATTAAAGAACCACTTTGTCTTGTAAGCAAATAACCATCTGCATCTACTTGTACTAATTCTGTTGAGCCTGTAGTCCCATCTGAGTCTGTAACTCTTAGTGTTGCTGCTCCTGCTCTACTTATTTCTAAACCTGTACCTGCTGAAAAACTAGGACTTGCAGTTCCGAGACCAACACTACCTTCACTATCTAAAACTAATTGATTTGAATTTGCAGTGCCACCATTTAAACCTCTAAGTTGTAAATCAACATCATTTGAACCATTTGAAACAGCAGTTACAAAACCTGTAGAACTACTTGCATGAATCATTACTCCTTGTGCTGCACCATAAGCATTTGTGCCTGTTGCATGATTTCCTGTAAATACCCCTGCACCAGATACATCTAGTTTTTCTTTTGCAGTTGTAGTATTGATCCCAACATTTCCTGAAGAATCAATACGCATTCTTTCTGTTGATGATGTTGCGAATGCTAAAGTATTATCTGCTACTCTAAAAACTGATGCATCACCTGTAGGTACTGAAATATTAGACCTTCCAATAAAAGAATCTGCTGTTATATTTCCTGCAACATCTAGTGTTTGTCCTGGACTTGTAGTACCCAATCCAACTTGACCTGTATCAGCTTCTATTACTAGTCTAGCTGTGTAAGAGTCGCTATTAGCATCAGCATCAACTTCACCACTAGATATTTCAAAACCTTTATTTACTGAATCTTGTGCTGATACTTTCCAGTTATAATGTGATGAACCTGTTTGGAAAAATATTCTTGGGTCTGCATCATCAAGAACCATATTGCCTGAAACATGAAGTGCTTCTTCAGGACTTGAAGTTGCTATACCAACCTTATTATTAAAGTAAGCACTACCTGCATCTGACATATCAAGGTGAAGAGCTGTAATGGTTGAGCCACCATCGTTACCTATCAGTTTTATATCTTTATCTGAAACATTTGATGCTATCTCTAAATTACTAGAAGTGTAAGAAATTGTTCCTATGGTTGTTGCGTCATCTTTAAATCTTACATCGCCACCATCTGCATCAAGAGTTATGTCCCCTGCTGCATTAATTCTAAAATCATCTGCAGTTACTATTTCTAAAGTTCCAGCACCAGATTCTGTAAATGTTGCTGCATTACTGCCATCAGCTGTTATAGATAGAGCACCCGCTGTAATAGATACATTGCCTCCAACTGTTAGAGTAGAAGCCATATCTACAGCACCGTCTATATCCACTACATCTAAGTTGGCTGTACCGTCTACGTCTAAATCGCTTGATACATTTAATGAAGAAGTTGTTGTAGTACCAGCTAAGTTTAAATCAGTAAAGGCATCAACCATAGCTGCACCAGAACCAGCACCGTCTGAGTAAATAGCTTTTACATGACCTGCTGGAATTGTTACATTAGCACCAGAGCCTTGCGAAATAATAATATTTTGTGACCCAGAGGTACCGTTTTCTATAAACCAAAGCTTAGATACGGTATTAGGTCCTATGGTTATGGTACAAGCTGAATCCAGTGTGCCTGTATATTTTAAATAAATAGACCTTCCAGGATCAGTAGAACCGTCTGCAATAGTAGTAGTGTGGGTATCTGCGTTGGTTGTTATAGCCTCTGTGCCAAAGCTAAAGGCTTCAGCAATCAGCTCTAAATTGGTATTAGTCGAGGTTCCCCAAGTACCTGACTCATCACCTGTTGTAATCTCTTTTAACCTTAAATCATTTACATATGTAGCCATTTGTGCCTCCGACTATTTTGATTGTACACTATATTTACCGAAATTTTAAGCAACTTCTTTCCAATTAGGTGTTTGGTTTTCTGAAACATTAGAAAAACTTGGTGTTTGTGTAGTGCTCACATTAGAGTAGTTTGGTGTTTGGTTTTCTGAAACATTAGAGTAGTTTGGTGTTTGTGTATTACTCACATTAGAGTAGTTTGGTGTTTGACTATCATTAACGAGACCCCAAACATTTACTGTTTCTATTTCTCCAGTAGCAGATAAACCAGTTATAGATACATCTGCATTAGCTAATACTGTTTCTGATCCTAAATCTACAGTTCCTGATACACCTGTAACTGAAATTATATTTACTGTTGCAACAGTTAAACTTCCTAACGAACTTGTTGCACTTAATCCTGTTGGAGATACTGTAGCTCCTGCAGAAACTGATTCATCCCCAAGTGTTCCTACTGATGCTGACCCAGAAACTCCTGTAACAGCAGCTCCTGCAGTAATAGCATTACCTAAGGCTGATGTTCCAGTATTTCCTGTTACTGAAGTATTAGCTGCTGCAGTAACTGTTTCTGATCCTAATGCTGATGTACCTACATTACCCGTAACAGAGATATTCGCTGTTCCTGTTACAGTTTCACTTCCTAAAGCTGATGTAGCACTTTCTCCCGTAACTGATACTAAAGCTTTGGCTATTACAGTTTCATCACCAAGAGCAGTAGTTCCTGCGACTCCCGTAACTGATATTAAAGCTTTGGCTATTACAGTTTCATCACCAAGAGCAGATGTTGCACTAAGTCCTGTTACTGATACGGATACAGAGGTTCCTCCCCATACATCAGAGCCCCATGTACCTCGCCCCCAACCTACGGACATTTATTTAAGCTATTCTTATAATAGCGTTTGATGCGTCTGCTGTTGGAAATTGAATAGTAAAATCACCTGCTGTTGAGGTTTTATCTCCACCAAAATCTAATACACATACAGCAGGATCACCTGAAGCACTATCATTAAATATTAAAGCACCTCTAGCAGTAATAGTAGCTGTGCTAAATGTTAAATCTGCAAAATCTGTTAATGCAGTAGTTCCTGATGTTGACGGGTCTACCCTAGTTAATGAGGCACCTTTTGCAGTATAGTTTGTACCAGATACTTCATTAGAAGTAGTGTACGCAGTTGTAGAGGCACCAAGACTAGCTGAACTTGTGTAAAGTGCTAAATTAAAAGTGCTACCACCTGAGTTTTTAAAATTATGTACGCCTTCTAATAATTCTTTTTTAAAAGATGTACACATCGCTTGTGAAATTGCCATTATAGTCTCCTTATAATTTCAGCCATATCTTTATGACCTTGTTTTTCTAATAAACCTGCTACTGTTGCTCTATCGCTAGCTATAGCTTGTTTTAAATATAATAAAACGACTTGTGCCATATTATTTGCAAAAGCATTAGCTTGTGCTTTTACCATTGGGTCAGCATTATCGCTAATACTAATAAGTCTTTCCATTATTCTTTCAGTCCAGTATTCTGGACTTAAACCTTCGTTTTGTGTAGTTTTTACACTAACATCACCAATTTTAGGTGTTACTTCAACACTAAACATTAGCTCCTCCAGTATTTAATTTTATTTGATCATTTCTAGCTTCATCTCTAACATTCTTAAATTCACCCAATAATTTTAATGTACTTAATGCTTCTTGAAATTTATTTTCATAAAGCGATATACTCTGTGGATCAAGTTTAAGAAAATAAGCTCCTTCGACTAAAGAACCATAAAGCATTGCGTTAGGTGCGTTTTCAGATAACCAACTTTGACCACTATCTGCTAAAGTAGTTAAAGAAGCAGGTCTGTAGTAATAATGTAGCTCTACACTATAATCTGTATCTGGTGTAGGTGCAACGATAAAACTATCTTCATCAAACTGTGCATAGTAAAGGGGTTTGCCTGTTGTTGCGGCTTGTGGTGTGAAATCTCTTATAAATGAAACTTGTTTTAGTAAAAGATAAGAATAATTATTACTGCCGTCTATTACAGCTAAACTAAATGAAGATAAATAATCATCAGGTGTGCTTAAATATGTGTTTGTTTGGCTTAATGTTCCTGTAACATTTTTACGAAATACAGGAAGTTGTACGTTTTTAAGTATCCTTTCTTCGGTTGTTGTAATGAAAGTGTTTAAATTATTAACAAAAGTTGTTTCAGAACTATCTAAATAATCTTGAATAGCTGTTTTTAAAGAACTATAGGTAAATCCTGCCATTATGTTATACTCACTGTTACGCTACCAACGTTACCGCTTGTTTGTAATCCTTCTAGTTTACTACCGATTGGGTCACTTTGAAAAGTCATACCGCCTGCTGATGCGTTTGTTGTTTTTACTAAACCTAATTGTGATTGCGGTAAAGTAACTTCTGGTCTAGGTTGATGTAAAGCTTCTGCGTCTGCTGTTATAGGTGGTGGGTCTAATTGTGGGTGTTTAGGTTCATAGCACTCATGACAAACTTTAGAATTATCCCATGTCATCCTTGCTTTAGTATATTTATACCTAAAACCACAAGTATCACAAATAAAGTAAGCATATTTACCTGAGGCATAAGACATTAGATATATTGCCTTTTTGGTACTATTCTAAGTGGCGACCTGTCTTCGTCGTACTTAATAGCATTTAATAAATCTTGTTCATACTGCTGTTTTAAAATAGGCAGTTTTTGTGTATTCTTTTTTAAACATAAATAGTACGCTAAACCAGAAACTAAACAAGGAAGAAACCTGTTTGGTACATCTATATCTTGTGCAGAAGCGTCAACGTCTTCAATAGTACGCCAAACATAGTAAACCAGTTTGTCGGTTGAGTTCTCTGGTGTTGGATATAAATGTATTTTTGGTGTTGTATGTCTTTCTAACCAGTATTGAGTTGGTCTTGCTTTTGTTGCTTTATTAGGTATACCGACGTATTCGTTTCTATCTATTCTACTTATACTATGGTCTGTAACCACATTATTAATTGTTTTTTCTATATAAGCGTCTAATATGTCAATATCAAAAGTATTAATGTTATATTCGTTAGTGCCTTCTGTTAAAGTAAGTTCTACCTTACTTACTTCCCACATTTGTATGCCTCTGTTATTCCAGTCGGCAAACATAATATTTAAAGAACGTCTTGCAGTTATTGCATCATAAGACGTACGAGCTTCTAAACCTGCAAGCTCATACGCCTCTTCGATTGCGTTTGCAACATTAACTGAAAAAGCTCTTGTGCCCGATGTCGCCATTAGTTGTAATAGGCTACAAAGAAATCACAGTTAGCTAAAACAACATAAGCACCAGTTCCAAACTTTACACCGTCATTAGGTATGTAGTGGTCGAAACTTTCATTTGCTGCAGAGCCGAATTTAAAATGTGCTAACAGTTTAGTGCCAGAAGCACCTGTACCATCATATATTTTAATTTCAGCATCTGCATCGCTCGATTGTGCTTGTATGGACTGTATTCTTATTGGTCCTAAATTAGTCGCAGTACCTGCACCACTTCCAATAAAACCTTGTAGTTGCCCAGTTGCAGTCAAAGCCTTAGACGCTTTTACATCTGATGAACTCATAGTGACCTCCTATTATGCGTCAGCAAATGGTGTAACTATAGTACCTGAGCCTAGTATTATTCCCTCTACTGCGTATTTCGCTGATGCTATAGCAGTTACTTTTACAATACTGCCTGCAAGACCACCTTTAGTAGAACCATTTAAGGTAATAACATCGTTACTAGCACCAGATATAAATGTTTTACCTGTAGCGTCATCTTTACCAGTATAAAGTCCTCCGACGAACTTATCTGTTCCGTCAGTTTTAATATCTAAGTCTGTAGCTGCTGTTTCTATCACAAAAAAGAAAGAAGCACCTAAGTTATTAGTTTGGTTAGGGTCATCGTCTCTTCCTGGAGCAGTTGCTACAATACTAGGTAAAGTAAATTTACCATCTGCATCATTACACGTTAATACTTTTCCTGCGTGTGCTGCAACAGTAAGTGAAGTATCTGCTGTCAAGCTAACTACGTTAGCATTACCTGCTGAAATAAATCCCGCTAATGATTGTACGGGACCTGAAAATGTACTTTTTGCCATATTAAGTCTCCTTAATAAATCTATCGTCTTGGCTTGTCTGCTAGGGCAGTCGATAGATAATTAATATATATCCCTAGTTCTGTCTACATTTTATATTATTAAATACAAAAAAGAAAGGGGACCGAAGTCCCCTTATTAAACAAATAAGCTTGTTTACGCTCCAGGAGAGCCGAAAATACCTCTCCAATCACTAAACCCAAAACTATATCTTTCTCTAGCTTTATATCTAACATTACCTGTTTCGAAATCACCTTCCATACTTGTTTGTACTGGTGTTCTTACAAAATGTTTTAAGCCATTAGGGACATCTGTTTTTAGGAAGAATGCGTCTGTGTCAGTCAGATAGTTGTTAACAACGTAACCTTGTGGGACCATACCCAAATTTCTAATTGCGTTGATATCGTTATCTGATGTTGAAACACGTCCAGGAGACTCCATAAGTCTATCAGCAACAAATTGAAGTGCTGGTGGAATTATAAGTTTAGTTGCTTGTGCATTGATTTTTAAACCTCTTTCATCTTTAAAATCAGCAATATCAATTAATGCTTGTTCTAAAGAAGTTTCGTTTAAATCCGCAGCTGTAGATAATTCATTTCTTAAATCAATGTTACCTACAGTTGGGTGATCAGTTGCACACAACTCTTTACCATCGCCTCCAACAAAGGATGAATTAAAAGCGTTGTTTAAAACATTAGCTGCTTTAACTTGCTTTGTAGTATTCATCGACCTTGCTAGTGCTCTTGTATATCTTGAAGAAAGAGTATCGTAAAGATTATCCTCTATCGCTTCTTCTGTCAATGCAAAAGCTAAGGCTATAGTCTCATGTGAGTATCTAGATGTAAACGATTCCTGTGCAGTATCATAAACAACAGCAGCTCCCTCACCTTTAGTCGGTGCCTCGCCAAAACCTGAAAGCATAACTTCTTCTTCAAAAGCTCTTTCTGAACTTTCTGTGTCGAAGATTTCTTCATGTTGGTTTTCATAACTGTCGTATTCTAATCCAAAGAGAGCGTGCAAGCCAGGAACTAGCTCTTTGACTAGTTGTGCTCTGTTAATTGCCATGTTATTCTCCTATATTAGACTGCAAAAGTGTTTGTTGGGAACGTGAATAGAGCTCTTGCGTTAGCACCAATCGAATTGCTTGGGTTTGACGCAAAGCCTACACATAATGCCACACCACTAGATGTAGTTGCTGTAACACCCTCTTTAGACCTACCAGTAACTGTACTACCAGCAGTTGTAGAAAGAGTGTATTTGTTACCGATAAAACTTACAGCAGGTGTTCCTGCAGTAAATTGAGCTTCGTATACAATTCCAGGGTCATTGTATACTAAAGCTTCGGCGTCAGCACTACCTTGTGTTGCGGTACTTCCTGTCCACACTTTAGAAAACGTAGGTTCACCATCAGACGCTGTGTAAAATACCCCGTAAAACACACCTACAGGTGTATCAGTCGCTCCTGCTTGTTGAACATAACCGCTTGAAAGAGTAACAACATCTCCACTAAATATGGAAGTGCCATAACCACTTGCGATTCTCATCTTTGCAGGACGAATAACACCACCATAAATATGATACGCAGGGGTAAAACCATCAGGGGCGTTTGTATTTGCCATGTTGATTTCTCCTAAGTTTTATTATAGTTAATATTAATCGTCGGAATTATCCTAACCCTCGTCAGAACTATTCCTACTACCAAATTCGACCTTAGTACTTCTTTGAATATCACTTGGTTTCAAAGGCATTCTAGGGTCACTTTCTCGCATAAGATTCTGGTCAACACCGTCGATTGCAGACTTTGCCTGCTGCGTAAAATAATCATTTCTTGATTTTGCGGTTTCTACAGGAACTTTTGCAAGTATTAGTCCTCCAACACCAATAACCCCTTTGTTTCTTCCGTGGTCAATACTAGGTGCTTCGAAATCAGGATAATCTTCTGCTCTTACGGGCTCATATCCCTCTCTAATACGTTTAGACATATTAGATTTATCATCGTTGCCTCTAGTTGATTCACGTATCCACCTGAATTGATATCCAGGAGGTGCTTCGGGTGCATCTAACATAGATGGGGGTGTCCAAGGTTTACTGCGAGTTTGAGAGTCTCGTGTCTCTGCAGACCTAGAGTTTCTGTCTGTGACGACTTCAGTTTTTATAATATCATCTGTCATTTTATACTCCTTCAATATGCTTCGCATATTCTGTTAATGGAACGCCGAGTCTTTTAGCAATAGCTACTTGACTAGGTGTCAGTTTTACTTTGCGTGCACCTTTCTTACCTGCGACTCCAGGAGTCGAGGCAGCAACTTGTTGCACGGGGGCTTGTTGCTCTTGCGAAAACTTTGTTGGGAAGTTTTTTCTCATCTGTTTATCTACTTCCTTATAATATTCATCTGAGTTTGGATCATATCCTTGTTCTTCAACTAATTGTCTATGTATACCGAAAGCTGCAAAAGTCATCACAGTATCTTCACCAAACCAACTATTGTCCTTAGCCCATGCTTCTGCTTTTGGATCAGGAGCAGGTGGCGTATCTGCCTGTAGTTGCACTTGTTCTTGATGTGATTGCACAGATTGCTCTGCTTTTTTATCTCTAATCGCTTGTTGTGCTTGCAGCCTTTTTAAATTTTCTGCTTCAGCACTTGCACGAGATAATGCTTCAGTAGCATTCGCTATATTTTCTGCATCTCCAGCATCTTGGGCTTCTTTCAAATGAATTTTAGCCCTTTCAATGTCTGATTGTACCCTACTATCGTACTCTTTGAAAAGAGAAGAGTCAGAATTTTTTAATTTTTCTTGTAATTCTGTATTAGTGTGGTTAATTGATTTTGCATAATTTAAGGCTTCGTCTCTTTGACGCTCAGCTTCACGCATTTTATAAGTAAGCTTGTCTATACGTTTTTTAACGTTATCACTTACTTCATCTAGTTCATCTTTTGTTTGAACTTTTTCTTCAACAACTTCTTCAACAACTTCTGCTGTTGTTTCTTGTTCTTCTTCTGGTAAAACCAGTTCTATATTTTCTGCTTCATTATTTTGCATAATTTCTCCTGTTAATTATGATATTATTGCTTCTGGATCATCAACAACGGCTAGTATTTCGTCATCGTTTAAAAGTCGCATATCGCCACCTTCTATTTGAAAACGTGCACCAGCATATCTGCCAAATATAACCCAATCACCTTTCTTACACCAAGGACCTTCTGGAAACTTAATTGTATCTCCATATGCGTCTGGACCTAATGCAACAACGTGTCCTACAACTGTTGACAGCCTTTCTTTATCAATAGTTTGTCTAGCAAGTTGTATTCCCCCTTTAGTTGTACTAGGTAGTGTGAATGGTAAAATTAAGATACGATACCCCGTAGGACGTGGTAACTTATCTGCATGAGATTCGTAGTTTTCTGGCGTTATCGTGTTTTCATCAGGCTCTAACTCCCTGACTTTACCTTTACTGCCAAAATTATCTACTGTGTTTGGAATAACATTTTTGTTACTCATCTGCATCCTCCATATTAGAATGAATAGTTTGTAGTTCTGCTATTGCAAAACTCAAACCGTTTATTTCACCTACAATCCGTTGGTATTGTTCATAGTTTTCAATACCACCTGCTGCAAGCGTTTGCGTGAGAGAGTCTATTCTCGCACGATATTTTTGGAGCAAATGCTCCAATAGTCTTATATGATCCACTATTTAATATAGTTGTACCAAAGTAAGCCTTTTGTCTGTCCATAAGCAGCTTTTACTTTAGATTCTTGACCAACAACTTTGCCATCAGAATCTTTAATACATTCACCTGCTTTCACAACTTCAGACCTTGTTGTGTCCTCAACAGAAGGAACAGACATTTTTTGTTTTGCTCCTTGTGATTTAGGATTTGGATAGTCTTTATTTCTATGCATAATTATTCTCCATTTGGATTATTATTACTTTCTCGAACTGTTTTGACAAGTTCGGTAAAGTTTTTATCGGCGTCAGATTTAGTCTTAGCCTCTAATTCTTGTAAGTCTACAGCAGCTTTTATTTGTGTTGCTTCTCTTTGAGCATTTATACGTTGCATATCTATTTCTTTATCACGTAAATCTTCTTGTTCTTTTTGTGCTAATTGTTCTTTTTCTAATTGTAATTGTTGTTGGAACATTTCCATTTGTGGGTTTTGTTGTGCCATAGCTTGTGCCTGTGCCATAGCTTGTGCTTGACCTGTAACTTGTTGTGTTGCTTGGGCTGCCATCATCGCTATTTGATTCATAACTTCTGGTGGCATAGGTCCATCCATTGACGGTAACGGTTGACCCATAGCTTGTTCTATTTGTTGTTTATAAAGTATTGCTTGTCTTTCTTGTATATTAGCTCCTATGGTTTGTGTTGCTACAGGGTTTTGTTGAATCATAGGATTTTGTAAAAATGCACTATGTGCTGCAATATATGCTTCTTGATTTTGAAAATCATACGCTTTTATAGGTTCACCTTTCATCGCAGACTGTTGTTCGGATATAGGATCACGTGGTGGTATTTCCTCATCGGGCGGTAATATAGCGTCTATATCTTTAACGTTAAGTGCAATATACATTTTACGATAAGCTTCTTTTAAGTTATGTATATCAGGAGCCGCTTGTGCCATTTGTAGTTGTGTTTGTGCTAAAGTAATTCTTTGTGTCATACTGAATATGTTAGGGTCGCTAACAGGAATTACATCTACGCTATTATCAAAATCTTCTTTAAAAACGTTTTCATTATTACCTTGAACTTGGTAAGGGTACTCGGGTGGTAAAAATTCACCAAAAACCCTTTTAAGTATTTTAAATTCATTACGTTGTGCGTAATGCAGTCTTTTATGGATAGCAGACATAATTCTTTGTCCTTTTTCCATAAGAGCTACTGTTGTACCTACGGGTGCTTCACTATTACCGTCTCCTGTTGGATTTTCTACAGTAGAAGCAAACCTTTTTCCTGCATCAACTAAACCACCTAACAAAGCGTTTAATGTTCCACTAGGTTCTTTATACGGTAATGGTAAAAATGCATCTTGTAATCTTCCTCCAGGAGCATCCACATCTCTCCACTCTCCAGGCTGTAGGGGATCATCGTGTCTTTGTATATTTAAACCTCTTGATTTAAATCCTGCGGGTAAATTACTAAGTGTGCCTGCGTCAATAAGTTGTCTAAGTATAGCTGTGACAGATTTAGTTAAACCGCCCATCATATGTATTAAACCAAAACCATAAAAACCTAATCCTGGAAGAAATTTATAATGTGTAAAATATTCTATCTTTTTACGCATAGGATCAGTTTCACTATAGTTTGGTCTTATAGCTAAAATTTTGCTGTTATCTTTACAAATCGTTACGATATACGGTAATGCTAGTCCTGTTTGTTCTCCAGCATCATTTACATCTTCATAACCCTCTAAATCTAAATTTACGTGCATTTCTAGTAAAGTATATTCTTCGTCGTTTGCTGTTCTAGTTATTCCTTGTAACTCATCTATTTTTGAATCAACATCAGTATTATCGTAACCACCTTCAGGGTCCATCATATCCATATCTTTATATAAACCTGATATTTGTAACTTTTTCAGGTCATTCGGCGACATATGTATTACGTGTGTAATTCTAGGTGATGTAAGAAGGTCTACAGCGTAATAAGGGACTACTAAATCTTCAGATTTTACAAATCTTGCTACTGCACGTCCTACGGCAGGGTCGTAATAAACTTTTTTAAATGCTGAACCTGATAATGGAAGATAAAAAAGTAATTGATCCATTTCTGGATCATACTCTTCCATTTTGTAAGTTATTTGATAGTTCATAAAGTTTTTTACTCTATTCGCTTTTTCTAACTTAGCATTATCTGTTACACCTAAAACTTCTGTATCGACAGGTCCGCCTGCAGGCAACATTTCTTTGTATGCTTGTGCTTGGAACTGGGTTACTGCTTCTGCAAGTATCGGATGGTGTACTCCTGATGCACCGATAAAGGGTTCTGATCTATTGTCGCTGTTAATACCTAATAAATCTAAACCTTCACTATAAGTTCTAAACCAATCGTTACGAGAATCTAAATCTTCTTCATAACTTGCTATTAATTCTTGTGCTATAGTATTTAATTCGTTATCGTCTATAACTTCAGCTAAATTTTCTCCAAATTTACCAACATTTAGGTTTTCTTCGGCTGCACCAATACTAACACTACCGTCTGGGTTGATTGTAAGTTCGGTTTCTTCTAAATTTTCTTCAGGAAGTACTTCTAGTTCTAATTCTTCTTCAGGTTGAAGTGGTTGGGGTATCGCTTGTTTTTCTATAGCCATAATTTTAGCAGTATACCCTTTATTTTATTAATAATAAACCCTTTGAGGTGGATAGTAACTAGGTGTATCCCCCATATCTGTCGAAAGTTGTAAAAATCCACCCTGTCTAAAGCGTGCTAACGCTAAAGTTGTAGCATCGACAAGGTCATCGTGTTCGCCTCCAGGAAAATCACTAACTTCTTCCATAAGTTCTTCACCAAAACGGTTATCTGGTACCCAAACTCGTCCATCTTGGAAAATTGGTGATACAGAATTTAATCTTGCTATTTTATCTTGCCCTTTTCCTGGACTAAATGTGTTTACAGGTATACCAATACGTCTTAATTCTTGTATAAGTGGCAATCCTGACCCTTTTGCCTCAATAATTACGTTATCTGGCTCCCAATACTCGTATAATCGCATCGCTTCTTGTTTTAATTCGGGAAAATCGAATCTTTCTTTAACACAATCTATTAAAATTAAGTGTGCTTCGTTGCCATCATACATTTCTTCGCCTATTTTACCCTCTGGATAGAACACACCCCATGTAGTTATAGCTGTAAAGTCCGCTCTTTCACTTTTTAAGAATGCTGTATCATAACTTTGTATTAAATAATCACATTTTGGTGGTTTTTCTTGGTCCCAAACCATAAACCAGTCTTTAGGTATGATAGAAATACCCTCACCAGTAGGTCTTTGCATGTATTGTGCAGCCCATTTTGATGGACTAACGGATGCTTTTATACTTTCTAACTCATCTTTTGACCAAAAATTAGCCCAAAGTGGGTTACCACTAGGTAAAATAGCAGGAAACTCTATAACTTCCCACTGGTCAGCACCTTTTTCTTGTGTCATTTTCTTAATTAAACGTCCGGTTAAATCTTTTTTAGACCAACGTGTCATAACAATAACGATTGCACCACCGGGTTGTAACCTTTGTCGTGGTCCAGTCATAAACCATTCGTAAGCTTCGTCTAATGCTTTATCTGACATAGCGTCTTGTTCGGAGTGTGGGTCGTCAATAATAAACAAATCAGCTCCTCTACCGGCTAATGCACCACCTGTACCAGCAGCATAATACTCACCACCTTTATTTGTTAACCATTTACCGGCACTCCTACTATCTGCTTTTAATTCTGTTTCAGGAAATAATTGATTATATTCTTCGCTATCAATTAAATCTCTAACTTTTCTACCAAAATTAATTGCAAGGTCAGCAGTATGGGTAGCTTCTATAATTTTTAGTTTTGGGTTTTTACCTAATAAATATGCAGGAAATAAATGTGAAGCAAATTCTGATTTCGTATGACGTGGTGGCATATTAATTATTAAACGTTTTAATTTACCACTAGCTATATCATCAAAAGCTTTAGCCATTTTTGCATGGTGTTCGCCAGATATAAATTCTGACCATATTGCTGTAACAAAATCTAAAAAACTACTTGTTGATTTTATTTGATGTTCACGTTTTTCTAATTCTTCTAAAAGAATAGTGAATTCTTTTGCTTCAGCAGTTGTTAAATGACTGAGGTCTATGTTTTTTAAAGATTTTAATTTATCAGACAAAGTTATTAATCAGGTTTTTTGAAGAAAAAATCATCTACAAAATCGTCACCCTCTCTTTTTCTCATAATTTTATTTTGTCTTTCTGCAGCTTTTAGTAAATCATCAAGCTTTGCTGGTGGTAATTGACTAACGATACCTCTATCTCCTAACATAGCTTTATAACTTTCAGTCATAGCTTTATTATCGGCTAATTGTTTATCAACATCTGCTAATTGTTTTCGTAAAGTATTACCTGCGTCAGGATTCATTTTTAATATAGGGTCGCTATCTAATTCTTTGAGAGCTTTTTCTAACATCTTTTTTCTTTCTATTAAAAATATAGAACCTTTTAATGCACCGCCACCTACGACATCTAAATAACTTAAAGCTTCACCCATAGTATCGCCCCTACGTCTAGCTAATTCAGTCGATAATCCTGGGATAAAGTTAGCGACACCAGATACTAAATTTTGTATCGGGTCTTCAGTATTTAAAGGTTGGTCTATATAATCTAATAATCTTTCTAAAACACCACTAGAGGGCATGGTAGGACTTATTGTTGATTTAGGCTGTTCCATATTAAGTAAAGTAGTTTAAACTATGAATGAGTTTCTTTGTCGGCGGACTATTTTTCTGTATGAGACGCACCGAAGTAAAAACTTATTACTGCACTAGCTAATCCTCCTAAATACCCAAGCACTAAATTTATTAATGCTTCGCTGTTTTGTTCTGGTGGTTGTAATGTTACTAAAAAAATGTAACCAAGAAAACCCATAACCATGGCTATACCAATAATACGTGCTGTCCAATCTTTACTGAACATGCTCCTAGCGTGTTGTTTTTCTTGTGTTTCTAATTTAAAAATATCAACGTTAAGTTCTTTCATCTTAACTTCGAAATCTTTTTCTGCTTTTTTAATTTCTAATAATTGTTCAGGGGTAGCGTTTTGCATAGCATTTTCAATAGCTATCTGATTATTATCTACACCTAAAACTTTAGAAATAACATTTGATGCCATACCGCCTAATGGACCGCCTAATGCCGAACCAAGTGTTGGTGCGACTGCACCGACTATATTTAATAATTTTTTCATAACAAAAGTATAAACGTAAAAATTTTTTTCGCAAAATTTTTTTACTAGAAATTTTTTCATAGGGACTTATTTGTAAAGTACATCGGATTGAGAGCCTGAAACTAAGGTGCGGCGGAGGGTGAGGACGCTAGCGTAGGGCTAGGGGGTATAGGGGTTGCGTATATGCGTTAGTAAATATAATTAATAGAGTAGATATAATAGGCACAAAAAAAGAGGGCTAGAAGCCCTCTTGTGTTATTAGGTTAAGTTTTAACTTGCGTTAAATCTAAACAGTTTAAGTAAAGTTTCTTTATTATACCCTTTATAAGTATCTGGGTTTTTCTTACCTTTACTATTTAATTTACCTAAGCCATTAAACTTAGTTAAGTAATGATTTAATACAACAAAAGAATCTTGACTATAATCATACTCGGGCATGACTTCATCTATCCATCTGTTATTTAGTGATGACATAGTACATACATCTAGCTGTTCAGTTATTACATCAATATTCATAATAAGTAATTGAACTTGATTAGGCATATTTTCAAACAACTTATCAGCAACTTCGTGATTAACAGAAACAACTGTTTTATCTCTAAGTTTACCACCTTTGCCGGCATCATTACGTCTGTCAGCATATCTTGATACATTTTGTTTCTTGGTTGTATCTACCGCACCTTTTTTAGGGTTATTATTTTTATTCATACTATTATATTAATGATTTTTAGATTAATTGCAAGTCTTTTAGTTAAATTAACTTAATTAATTTATATAGGTTAGTTAGGTTAGTTAAGTTATTTTTTAGATTTTTAGATTTTTAGATTTTACGATTTTTAGAAAGACGGACGGATTTGATTGATTGATTCATTCATAGAGTAGAGGGAGGGTGGGTGGGAGATAGCAGGGATAGAGTAGAGTGAAGGATAGAGTAGAGGGATAGAGTAGAGTGAGGGATAGAGTAGACCAGAGACGAGCACAAAAAAGGCGACCGAAGTCGCCCTTTTGGAATCAATCAGTAAGTCTAACTAACTGTTATATATCCAGCATCTACTAACTTACTTCTGTAGTGTGTCCAGATATCCATAGGTGTTTGTTTTGTTACACCTCCAGCTTTCTCCCAAGCACTTTCAGTAGAACCGTCAGTTCCAACTAACTCACCAACTGTAAGACTGTAGTCTTTCGCATTTAGTAAAGCCTCGATAATTTTACCAGCTTGTGGTGCAATCTCTTCTTCTGGTGTAGCCAATAAAGTGATTACTTGGTTATAGTTATTAGAACCTCTTTGGGTTCCAGATTTGTAGTTTTTATCTATTTTCATAATATTCTCCTTTCTAAATAGTGGGAACTACCCCGTTAATATAGTTATATCATATCGCGGATTGGTACCAAAGTAAAGGAGTAAAAAGAACAGAACAAAGTCCGTCCATCGCTCCGTCGGTCAGTGGTTCTTGGTGAAGTCGCCTTCGATAATGTTATCAGTCTTTTTTGCAATCAATTCTTTGAGGCGAGTGAGTATGTCGTCTTTAGACATCATATCAATTTTTGCAGTCAATATTTCACGTCTATCGATGTAGAGTCCTCCTGCCTTGCCTCGATGAACCTCTGCAGTGATAGCAGCGGATATTTGTCCTTGGTCCTTGGCTTCTTCTCGTAGGTCGTGTAGAGTAGACAAGTGATTCTCTAGAGAAACTGCTTCCTTCTCTGAAGCTTGGATTTCCAA